TTTGATTCACTCAACACTACATTAGCTAATAATAACACTCAACCAATTGTTGTTACAATTAATACAGGTGGTTTTGTAGTATTAGAATTAACCAAAGAAGCAACATACACAACTGCACCAGGCGGATACTAATATGAAACTTATCAGAGAACATATTGAATCGGTTAAATATTTAACTGAAGCAACAGAAAACGGTAAAAAGAACCTATACATTGAAGGTACTTTTTTAGTCGGTGATACCGTTAATAAAAACAATCGTATGTACGAAATGAAAACTTTGCGTAATGAAGTTAAACGCTATGATGAAGAATACATCAAAACAAATCGTGCATTAGGTGAATTAGGACATCCTGATACACCAACACTAAACTTAGAAAGAGTGTCCCATAAAATTATGTCCCTCAAAGAAGATGGAAATACATTTTATGGGAAGGCTCTAGTTCTTGATACACCATATGGTCAAATCGTTAAAAATTTCATTGATAACGGAGTAAACTTAGGAGTTTCTTCAAGAGCTCTAGGTTCTGTAACCATGACAAAAGAAGGTTATAATCTTGTTCAGGATGACCTACGACTGGCAACTGCGGCTGATATTGTGGCAGACCCATCTGCACCAGGCGCATTTGTTAATGGTATCATGGAAAATAAAGAATGGATGTTTGTTGAGGGACGCTTTGTAGAAGCAGATTTTGATAACGCTAAAAAACAAATAACAAAAGCATCTGCGATGACTCAGCAAAAATCCATGCAGGAAAAGGTGCTAAGTCTGCCGTTGCACCAACAACAAAGCCATCTGATGCTTCCGCTAAAATGGAAGAAACAGATGCTGAAGATGAAGTTATTGCTGAAATGATGCATGACGATGAATCTGAAGACAAAGCAATGATGAAGAAAATGAAGATGAAAGAAAAGATGAAAGAGGATGTTGACGCTCTCTTTGCTGACGATTCTACCATCTCAGAAGAATTCAAATCTAAAGTCTCTACAATTTTTGAAGCTCGTGTCGAAGACCGTGTATCACAAATTGAAGAAGAAATTGAGACACGTTATGCAGGCATGCTTGAAGAAGCAGTCGAATCAGTTAAAGCTGACCTTACAGAAAAAGTTGATGACTATCTTTCATATGTTGTTGAACAATGGATGGAAGAAAACGAAATCGCAATTGAATCAGGTCTTCGTGCTGAATTGACAGAAGACTTCATCGGTGGTTTGCGTAACCTATTTGCAGAACACTACATTGATGTTCCTGCTGAAAAAGTCGACCTCGTTGATGAACTTGCCGGCAAAGTTGAAGAACTTGAAAGCAAACTCAATGAACAAATCGAGCGTGGTGTATCATATGCTAAGGCATTAGTTGAATCACGCAAGAATGAAATTGCTCGTGAAGTTACCGAAGGACTTCCTGCTACTCAAGCTGAAAAAATCAAATCACTCGCAGAGAGTGTAGAATTCTCCACAGAGGACGAATACAAATCAAAGCTTGATACTATCCGTGAAAACTACTTCCCTTCTGGTGCTAAAAAGGCAACAGAATCTCAACTAAACGAACAGTTTGAAGAAACAGAAGAAAAGAAAGTCATTCATGACCCATTCGTTGCTGCTGTATCTCAAGCAATTTCTAAAACCAAATTTTAATTAAACTCTAGGAGATAAAAAAATGTATTTGTCCGAATCATTACAAAAAAAATGGGAAGGTGTTTTAGACCATCCCGACTTGCCAAAAATTAGTGATCCATACAAGCGTGCTGTAACAGCCGTTGTTTTGGAAAACCAAGCAACCGAAATGCAGAAATCAGGAATGATTACTGAAGCTGCACCTACTAACTCTGCTGGTACAGGCGGTTTTAGTGGTTCTTCTACCGCAACAGGTCCAGTTGCCGGTTTCGATCCAATTCTAATCAGTTTGGTTCGCCGTTCATTGCCTAACCTCATCGCTTATGATATCTGCGGTGTGCAACCAATGACAGGCCCAACAGGTTTGATTTTTGCAATGCGCTCAATGTATGACACTACACGTGCTCCATCATCTGGCGTAGAAGCATTCTTCAACGAAGCTAACACAGGTTTCTCTGGTGCTGGTACTGCACAAACTGCATTGGCAATTGGTGCTGCTGCCGCTAACACATTCGTTGCTAACGGTGCTCCAGTTCCAAGTGTTACTACAGCGACTGGTGAAGATAATCCTTTCCGTGAAATGGGTTTCTCAATTGAGAAAGTTACCGTTACTGCTAACACACGTGCCTTGAAGGCCGAGTACTCAATGGAACTCGCACAAGACTTGAAAGCTGTTCACGGTCTTGACGCAGAAACAGAATTGAGTAACATCCTTTCTACTGAGATTCTTGCAGAAATTAACCGTGAAGTTGTTCGTACAATCTACGCAACTGCTGTAACAGGCGCACAAATCGGTACTACTACTGCTGGTACTTTTGACCTTGACACCGATTCTAATGGTCGTTGGATGGTTGAAAAAGTTAAAGGTCTTGCTTTCCAAATTGAACGTGAAGCTAATGCAATTGCAAAAGCAACTCGTCGTGGCAAAGGTAATATCATGATTTGCTCTTCAGATGTTGCATCTGCATTGGCAATGGCTGGTATTCTTGATTACAACTCTGCATTGCAATCTCAAGTTAACTTGACTGTTGACGATACAGGTAACACCTTTGCAGGTACATTGTTTGGTCGTATCAAAGTGTATATTGATCCGTTCTTCGTTGCATCCGGTACATCCGAGTTTGCAGTTATCGGCTTCAAAGGTACAAATGCATATGACGCAGGTATTTTCTACTGCCCATACGTTCCTTTACAAATGGTTCGTGCAGTTGATACAACTACCTTCCAACCAAAGATTGGTTTCAAGACTCGTTACGGCATGGTTGCAAATCCGTTTGCACAAGGTACTACACAAGGTGCTGGTGCTCTTCTCCAGAACGGTCAGTTGGCCAATCAATATTACAGAGCGTTCAAAGTTAAGAACATTATGTAATCTAAACCCCGTTAAGAGGGTACTTAAAAGAGGCACTTCGGTGCCTCTTTTTTTGTTTATAAATACCATCATGAGCGCAATATCAAGAAACCCAACAAATCCTAATATACTTCAACCTAATAAATTCACATTGAATTTTGCAAGGGCACCAAGTATACAATACTTCTGTCAATCAGTAAGTGTTCCAGGTATCGCATTATCAGAAGTGCCGCAACCTAACCCATTCGTAGATGTGTATTTACCTGGTGAAAAGGCCATCTATGATATATTGAATGTTACATTTTTGATTGATGAAGAATTAAAAGCATGGACAGAAATGCATGATTGGATTCGTGCAATGACCTTCCCATATGATTTTGCTGAATATCAAAGTCTAGGTCAATTGAATAGAATTGCAGGTGGTATCAATAAACCTAAACCGCAATATTCAGATGCCTCAATTACAGTATTATCTTCTTCTAATAAACCATACTACAAGTTCAAGTTTTATGATTGTTTTCCAACATCGGTATCGGCTTTTATTTTAAGTGCAACCGATAGTCCTGATACCACAATGAGTGCTGATGCCACACTCAGGTACAGTTACTATGATATTGAAAAATTATTCTAAACAGGCTTGACAATTAAATTTTGGTAGTGTATCCTCCATCAATAGGAGGCTTTTTATTTTATGAAACAACTTGACGATTTATTAGAAATGTGGCGTACCGATTCTATTATTGATAGAACAGAACCTGGTAAAGCCCTAATCAATATCCCACAACTTCACAGTAAGTATTTGAATATACTTTCAAGGCATCGTTTGCTTTCGAAAGAATCAGAATTCAAATACAACAAGATGAAGAAGTTAAAATGGGAATACTACACAGGTAAGTTAGACCAAGACCAACTTGATAAACACGGATGGGAACCATTTCCATTTGTACTTAAATCTGAGCTGACTACATACTTAGAGAGTGATGATGATATCAACAAACACATTGCTCAGAAAATAGTACATGATGAAATTGTGGAAGTATGTTCAAGTATATTAAAAGAATTACACAGCAGAACTTTCCAATTAAAAGAATTTATAACTTGGGAAAGATTCATTCAAGGTGTCTGATTTAATTCTACATAAAAAAGATGAAGCATATATTCAGTTTGAGTGTGACCGAAATGTTGCACAAGAACTGAGTGATTTCTTTTGCTTTTTTGTTCCTGGTTTTCAATTTACACCTGCATACAAATCAAGAATGTGGGATGGTCGCATACGTTTGGCTGACCTAAGAAACTTTACCATCTATCACGGTCTTGTTCCTTATATTGAAACATTTTGTAAAGAACGGAATTACACATTAGAAATTGATTCTGATGTTAATTCTACAGAAAACTATTCTGTTGTTGAGGCAGAACAATTCATCTCAACATTAAACATTCCACTTGAAGTAAGAGACTATCAGTTAAAGTCATTCGTACATGCAGTTCGTAACAAACGAATTCTCCTACTGTCTCCTACTGCGTCTGGTAAGTCTTTAATTATATACTTGATACTAAGACACTTACAACTAGAAAACAAAAAAGGCCTGTTGATTGTGCCTACTACATCTTTAGTTGAACAGATGTATAAAGATTTTGCAGACTATGGTTACGATTCAGACCAATACTGCCATCGCCAATATTCTGGTAAAGAAAAACATACAAACAAATTTATCACCATAACAACTTGGCAATCAATCTACAAAAACGACAAAGAGTATTTTGAACAATTCGAATTTGTTTTTGGTGATGAAGCACACCAATTCAAAGCCAAATCGTTGACAACTATTCTCACAGGTTGTTCTAATGCAAGTTATCGTATTGGTACAACAGGTACACTTGATGGCACACAAACACATAAACTTGTACTAGAAGGTTTATTTGGACCTGTTTATAAGGCAACATCTACTGCTGAGTTGATGGAAAAAAGACAACTTGCTGCATTTAAAATTAAATGTTTGATTCTTAAATATGACGAACCAATTTGCAAACAAGCCAGAGATTGGGACTATCAATCCGAAAT